TCAAAAAGTTCTACTATATATGTTCCAGTTTTATTTGATTTTACCCAGAAAGATAAAGTAACACTTTCAGCAGAAGATGTACCTTTTTTTAAATATTGTAAATTTTGACCTTCAACTCTTTGTTGGAAAAATAATCTGGAATTAGCACTAAGAGAAGCATTAGCAGTCGTACAATCCCATTTAAAAGATGTTGCAAAACCTTGACCACTAGGAACATCAGTAGATTGAGATTGTGTCCAAGTACCAGCCGAAACAAAGTCACTTCTCCATCTATCACAAACAAAGTAACCATTAGTATTTACAGAAGTAGCTGAAGTCCCTCGCTGCGCGATACTCATATCCCCATTGATGAGGATGTTTTTAGAGCCAACAGTATTTAAAGAAATATAGGTACCAGATCTTGGACTAACTTTATCAACTCTTAATTCACTCATTATACTATTACCAAATTTCCTGTTACGGTTTGTGTACCAGTTATTGTAACGGGTCCTGCTAAGACTCCTGAATCTAAAGTTTGATCTTCTGATATGGTTGAAGAATGTGTAACCACAAAAGACGTTGGATTCATCACAGGAGAAATTGTTTTCGTTGCCGGAATGGTACAGAAAACATCTTTCGTTCCAGCAGAAAAATTAACTGCTGCATCTGAGTTAGATGATGAAAGAATAGTGTCCCGTGATAATGTATCTGGTGTTGCGTCGGTTACTGTTCCAACGCCCACTTCCCATTCTGCAGGGGACGCTCCTGGATTTACAATCGCATAATACGTTTTGTTCCCAGTGCCTACACCTGATACAAATGATTGAAAATCTTGAGATGCACCATTTAAATCAAACGTACCTGTTCCAGTAGTGGTGCTTGTCTCTTTAACTCTATCGTTAATGACAAGTGCCATATATAATTCTCCTTAGTTGCCAATTCTTAGAATCGCTGCCGAAGTTGTGAAAGCTGGAAACTGAATTGTAAAAGTTCCTGAAGTCGCTGTTTTGTCGCTTGTAAAATCTAATACCGCAACTGCTTTATTTGCAGATGAAATATTATAAATTAATGCGCCTCTAGCTGTAATCGTTACACCAGTAAAAGATAAATCAGAAAAGTCAACAATCGCAACACCTGATGCAACTGAAGTACTTGGATTTGGTTTTACTAAAACTCCACCACCTGCTGTATATTGACCAGAAGCTGAAACTTCGCCAGTCGTTGTATATGCTGTAGTTGATGAGTTTAATGTTGCAGTAGAGACATACAAAGCTAGTTTAAAAGTATCACCACCAGAAAATTGAAACTTGTGAGTTCCTTCCAGTACTTCTTTTTTAAAACTATTTGCAACCGCTTGTGTTATAGCCATGTTTACTCCTTATTGTTGTTTTGGAAGACGCGGGGTACCACCTTCGTACTCATCTCGTCTTCTTCTTCCCATTTGTTCAACTGTGAATCCTTGTAAAGCCTGTTGATACTTTCCTTCATAATATTGGATCATATCTGCTGGACCTTTTAAGTATCCAAAAGCTTCTACTAAACACGCATACGTAAGTCCATTTGGGAATTCTGTACTTAAATATGTAGTTGTATTACTAACCGATAATCCAGCTGGTTTCAAGATATAATTTATTTGCATGTTATAATTTTGATCTGGTGTAGGAGCCACTACAATGGTGTTTTCATCCCAATATCCATAGTATTTAGGTAATCCTTGTACTCCAGTAGGATTGTATTCAGACATATAATTAGTATCTCTAAACTCTAAAAAAGACCTATCAGAGTTAGCTGCACCACCTGTTGCATTAGTAATTTGACAAGATCGTATAACAAGAGTTTGATTATTAATTAATGGAGTATTTACATATCTTTGACCAGCTACAATATCAGCTTGTGCATATTGTCTATTGTTATCAGAATCTACATCTCGTAAAATTCTAAACTCCGCATCTTGAATAAATCCATTTAAAATCGTTGATGTAAATACATTAGAATCTACTTCACAATAATCTCTAATTTTTTGTATTAATTCTGCGTATGTCATTATGGTCTTAATGTAACAGGTCCTGAACTACAACCTGTTCCTCCTCCTTGTACATTTCCAACAGTAGCTGTATCAGAACTTTGGAAATAAAAATAGTTTAATGTATCCCCTACAATACCGGAAGAATTTATTTTTCCAACCGTAATTGTAAAACCATTTGCATTATCAATATCACTAACTCCATCAAAGGTTGGTATAGGTTCAAAATAATATAAATCATTATCATTTGTTGGATCTACAATAATAGGAGGAGTTGGTGGGTTACCAACTGTACCTCTAAATCTAACTAAGTTGCCTGTGCTCAATCCATGATTTTGTGAATTAACATTAATATATGTGTTACCAGCATATATAACTGTTTCAAATGGATTAGGAATTAATAATACCGTTACTGGTGGTTCTACTCGATCTGGTCTAGAAAATTGTAATCCTTGTGCATCTGTTCCAGTAGGTTTAGGATCCAATTGAGGTTGTTTAGGTTCAAATTCAGAAACATGAACTCTTGCTCCATTCCATTCTACTACCATTTCTTTATAAGGAAATGCCATACCACTTCTATCAGAAATAAACTGTGCGTATTTTCCTCTAGATAAATTAGTCATTATACTCCTGGATAATAAGTTTGTGGTGTTATAAATGAACTTGATGAAGAACCATCTTCTTCTAAAGCTCTTTGTAATTCATCTTCGTATAATAATTTTAATTCTTGAACTCTTTGTGGAGCTTTTTTAATTGCTAAATAATAAGCAAGTCCAGAACACATACAAGGAACAAATCGATAAGGAACATCTGTTGCATTAGTATATACACCTGAATCTTGAATTCTTTTTACAAAATAATAATTAACTGTATTACCTGCTTCAGCAGCACCTGGAGCTAAATATAAAGTAATAGTAACTCTATCAATAAAACGTTGAACAAAATATTGAGTAGGTGTTCCTTGTTGATTTTTAGCAGATAAACCTTGATAGTATGATCTATCTATTTTAGTTAATGGAAAATCAACACTAGTATTGTTTCTATAAGAAGCTTCTAATATATCGGAATATCCATAAACAATAGAATTATAATCATAAACAGTTGCATCATCCGCGTGACTAGCTGCTGCCGTCCCATTCGCGCCGCGAGTAGCACCGGTTAAAGTAACAGCATCAGTATCTTGACCTGTGTAAGTAATTTGTTCCGAACCAATTAAAATAGTTCCAGAAGTTGGAAAACCAATTAAAGAATTTAATGGAATAGTAGTAACAGAAGCATTAATAGCAGAAGATAAAGTATTAAATACACCATCAGAAGTTCCATCGGTTGATGATCTATAAAAATTGTAAACTATTTGTCCTTGAACTAATGTAAATGAATTATTTTGTACTTCCCAAAAATTAAGTCCTCTATTGCCCCATTCTTGAAACATAATATTCAAGGATCTTCTCCCTGTTTTTATGTCATAACCAGAATTAGTTTGTAGACCTATTCTTTCATAAGCTTCTTCTATGATTTCATCAATAGAAAAGTCTTTATCAAAAATGTATGCTCCGGAAGTAGTGTTAGCCATTTAGCCTCCTACCCTGCTGTTAAACCTGGACCTGAATATTTATCAGTTAGTAAAGTTACTGCTGCAACAGTAAAAGTAGAAACATAAACTCCTTTTGGAAATAATATTCCATCTTCTGGAAATGAAAAATTAATAATATCTCCAGCAGGAACGTCTCCTTGAAATAAAGTTGTTCCAGTTACACTAGTAGTTTTTAAAATAACCGTACCTGACGTTGCTAATCCCGCAATAATAATTCCTCTTAATCGAACAGGAGGAGCTATGATAACGTTAGTCGTAGATGCAGCAATTCTAGTTGCTTGTATATCACCTTTAAATGAACCCATTTGTATTCTCCTTAATTAGAAGCTCCCGAAGGAGCTTCTATAAATTTTAATTATGCTACTGTGCTTGTTGGGTCATTCAATTGAAGCCATTGAGCTCCATCTGAAAAAACATAACAAGAAATAGAAGTTCCATTAGCACCATTTTTAACGTAAGCTATTACACCTTCGTTTTCAGTTGCTTTTAGAATTCTAGTTCCACCTGTTGTAGATAATG